TAGTGTAATAGAATTTTTAGATCCTGGAGATGATTCTTTTTTTCTGAAATATAATTCTATGCTATCTAAGAAAACTCCTGATGGATAATTATCTTCCGAGACAAAAAACGATTGTGCTAAAGGTGCAAAAAATTTATTTGACTCGGATCTTCTAGGTGTCGTATAACTCTTTACAATTTTTTCTGATGAAATGTCATCACGCTTTTTTATGAGTGGTCTTACTGAAACTACATTATCTTCCCTATTCGAGTCAATTGCGCCTTTTGAATGAAACATACTTTCAGCAACCGATGTTGTACTTGCTAAAATATTATCTGAATCGTCTGTCAATCTAAATAGAGTTTCTCCTGATATAAATTTATCTGATGGTACGTTAAATATGCCTGCGGTTGCACCTTCGTTATTCACTAAAATCTGACCATCAGATAAATTGTAATTTGTTACAGATGAAATTGTTCCATTAGCACCAGTATCTTGCCCTTGTACGACTGAACCGAGATTGAAAGCACTTTCACTCGTTTGATTAATAATCATTATCGAGCATGAATTAACATCATTTCTATCTGACATGTAAACAACTTTGGCTGTATTTCCTGCACTACTTCCAGACCCTGTAATAGAAATCGTTTCAAAATTTGATGATGTTGTTCTAAAAACATTAGACGTACTTACGTTTGATAAACCTAAAAGAGTTGCTTGTTTACAAAAACTCGTTACTTTTGTGTCATCAAAATAAGCATATACATTTTTATTAGGTTTTAATCCTTTTGCAAGAAAGGTTATTGTTTGAGGTCTTATTTTTGGTAGAACTGAAACATTAACGACTTTATTACCAATCGTTTTAAGAATTTTTTCAGGAACATTACCCTTTTTCAAACCTGTTAACGTTTTATTTTGTCCTGTAGTTTTTGCTCTTCTGTCATTACTAGCAACATCACCTGCATCTCTTGTTCCAGATTTCACATCTTCTATAACTTGAACACCTGACCATATTTCTTCCCAATCGTTATAGTGTGATCCATGACCATTATTGGTTGGAATATATTTCCAATTATCATATTGACCTTCAAGATTCACTACAATTTGAGTTCTAATATTTGTATCGTACCAATTGTCTGTAGGAGGATCTAGATCAAGTGTTCCAATATAATTCTGAAATGAAAATGGGTTAACAGATATTTTCTTTTGTATATTTTTTCCAAGTAGGTTTCCAGTTAATGGCTGATCGAGAAAAGGACTCGATGCAAATGGTAATGTCAAAATTCCGCCGTTATTTACTAATGTACTATTTTGTGTATTGGCATCAAAGTCGAGTCTATGCAAATCCGATTTAAAAGGAGGACGTAAATGTTTATTATTAAAATCAACCGATGCATTAAAATCTGTATTGAAAACATCACTAATACTATGTCCTGCAAAAGGATCTACTAAAATACCATTCTTAAATCTATCGTTATCATTAACATCTGTAATTGTCAATCCATCCGCTTCTTTTTCAAGTAAATTTAAAGAAACGTAATATTCAAGATTTTCAATTCTTTTTTCGAGAGTTCCAATATCTCTCATAGTAAATTTTTTATTATCAATATATCTTGCTTGAATATCATTTGGATTAAATGTATACGCAGGTATTTCCATCGAATATAATGTCATACTATCTTCATCATCTGCAGGTAAAACTGGAGCAATATCAGAAACACCTTTGATAACTTTAAAATTTCTATCTCTCGTAAGAACTACTTTGTCTTTTCTTGGAAGATAATGTGCATAGTCTGTATCAAAAGTATAATCGAAATCCGGCAATATCTTACCATGAAAGACATTTGCGGTAGTAGTTATATCATTTGTATAAGAATATCCATCAGTGTTTGCGGTATCGATACCAATTCTTTTGGGTCTAAAATCAACAACATCTCTCAATTGAAATTTGTTTCCTGTTACAGGTGATGTAAATGCTGGTATTTCCGTATAAGGTGTATTTGCCGAACCACTATACGTGTATGAGTCAACTGTAAATGGTCCAGAACCACTGTGAGTATAATAATCTACAATTGCCATTACTTGTCCTACTGGTTTATCTTCACCAGGTTTTAATGATATTTTTCCATAATCATAATAATTATCTTTTTGTCCAGTATCAAATTCAAATCTTGAAGTTATATTATGTTGATTTGCGGAGTCAGCAATAGATGCAGTTACCATAGCGGTTTTTACATTAGCATCAGGATTTAAAGAATCAATTACTGCAACCAATTTTTTCACATCAGAAATTTTTAATGAATTGTTCGCACCAGGTTCAGTATTCATAGACGTACCTAATACTATTTGTCCTGAATCTGCCTGTATCGTATTTGAAGAATTATAGTCTACATTTGCAACTGTTGTATTTCCCGTAACAAGTAGTTTCTTTGCAATTTGAGATCCGGCACCACTATTTGTAGCATTAGATCTCTCCATAGTTGCTATGATTTGTACTTGATGAGATGACAAATCTGGAGCACCAGTAGCATCAGAACGTGCTTGTATTGATAGGGCACCGCCATTATTTTCAAGAGAAAGACTTCTAGTGTAAGAAGAACCTCCATTTAAAGCAGTACCAGAAGTGTTAGAAAATTCTATCACTTTTCCATCATGGACACCACTAATGGCTGTTATAATATAATTTGCATCTGCTTCTGATTCAGATAAAGTTTTTGTTGTTGCTGGATAAAATGCTTCTCCTGATGGAGCAGTGGCAGTTCCAGTTTGATCGGCAGTCAAATTAACTATAAATGTTCTCTTAAATCTATAAGTTGTTGAACTTGAACCTGTTGGATTTAGATTTGCTACTGTAGAATTTTGTAATGGAAAAATTAAACTTCTTTCTTCGTCATTTGCTTTATAGAGTATGGTATCACCAGTTTCTACACCACCTACTTTACCACTTGGATCAATATTAAACGCATCAGTAATAGCATTAGAATCTATTTTTACACCAGATCTTACGTTTTTTACAGAAAAATTTAGACTGTATGTTGAGTCATCTATGGTTGGTTGTGACAATGGACTATCTAAACGTGCCCTATATGAACTGTTCATTGGTGAACTATAATTACTGATCGCACCAGTCCATTCAATAATTCTACGTGTATCTGATGTTGTTACACCAAGAAAAGATGTATTTACAGTTACCTCTACACCATATAATGTATTGGCAGTACCAAATTTATTTGTATTCAAATCTATTTGACTTGTGTTTGCATTACCTCTTCCGGATCCAACCGTACCTGTTGTTTTATTAAATCTAAAATCAAATAAGTGTGCATCATAGATTGAATGAAAAATTCTGTGTGCGGTACTTGCCTCTGTACTTGCATTAGGGTCGCTATCATCATATAATACTGTTACAGAACTATCTCTTCCTCCTCTATAATCAAGTTGGCGTATTCTTGCAGTACCTATTTTTGTATGATCACTTGTTGGATCGATACCAACAAAATCAATATTATTATTTGTTGAATTAGATTGATCTCCTGAAATTAAAATAGATCTATCTTCACTATTAATTGCATCTGTGGATGGCCATTTGACACAATGCAATTCAATAAGATCCATACCGGCGGCACCTGTGGTGTCCCCCATTGCTCCAGTATCAACACCAAGATCAAAACCAACTTTTTGATATAAATCTGTCACCTTTAAAAATGGTCCAAAGTCTGTACCTTGTTGCTCACCACTAACAGTTCTTGTATCTCGTCCTTTATCAATATCAACAAAAGATGTTGTGACTGTTTCAAATTCATAACCTTTAACATATGCTTTGCCTGGATTGAGTGATGCAGTAACTTTTGTGTCAACACCTATTTTTTGATCATCACTACCATCACCTAATGATGTGCCTGATGATAATGTCAAAGATGTATTGTTTGCAATTGTAGAAATTGTGGCAGTTTTGTTTGTATTTCCTGAAAGAAAGATTGTATCTCCATCTACTAATTGAGAAACAAACCCTGTTCCTGCACCTGTAAAATTTGTACACGCATTTGCTGTTGTTCTTGCAGAAGCAACACCTGCTATTTTGTGTGTTTCAAATGCTAATGAAAACGGTTTTACTGTAAAGTCACCGGATTGATCAAATGTTCTTCTTGCCAGAACATCACCTATTGCACCATACAAAGGACTCGAAACTTGTTTGACTATAATTCCATTTTCAACTCTTAACAATTCAATAAAGTCTACATCAGACCTTGCTTCAAGAGGATCAGTAATTACTTTTGTATACTCAGGTGTTCCTGTCGCAGGAGTCGTTGGTTTTCCAGCAACGAAAACTGTAAAAGTAGTGCCACTGGTGACATTTGCTATAGGAAATCTACCATTAAATTCAGATTGATTTGCGCCACTTATTACAACAATATCCCCGTTATTTAAGTTATGATCAGTCGATGTTGTTATTGTAGCAGTATTAGATGAAGCAGTAAAAGTTAGTCCAGAAGATACTATAGGTACACCACTTTGAAAAATTTCTTTTTTAGATAAAGTTAAATCAACTTTATATCGATTTGCACCAGGTGCGGTATAGTTTGGTGTTCCTAATGCATTATCTAACAAACTTGTATCATCAACACTAGATACGATGCTTTCAACAATTTGCAATCCTATTCTATAAGTAGGTGCATTTTTATATAAATCAAGAGCAATAGTTTGTGGAGACACATAAACAAAATATCCTCCAACATAAAACACACCTTCTTCTATCGATACAATCGATCCAGGTTGAGATGCTACTGAAGTTGTTAGAGTTGTAACATCTGCCAAACCCTCTTCTTCTCCTGCAACGTTTGCAAAATATGTTGTGCCTGTATCTACTGTTTGAATAATTTCATCATCTAAAAATACCTTTTCATCGAGATAGGTTATCATTAAAGTATTTAATGTTGTTTGTGTAAATTTTTCTGCCTTTACTACCGTTGCTCTTGCTCCAGACGTATTGCCTTCAATTATTCTTCCATCAAAATTTGCTATGACAACTTCTACACTTGCATAATTTGTTTTTATTTTAAGAGAATTAATTTTTGTATTAAGAGAAACTTCACAACCATATACTCTGTCACCATCTGAGAAATTATAATCGCCTAATTGTTCGATTTGATTTTGTAAAATTGATTGCATCTGCGAAAGTTCTCTTGCTTGCACAGAATATGCAGGACGATACAATATTTTGAAAAATTTTTTCGACTGATCAAAATCATCAAAGTATGGCGTTACATTAAAGTCGGTAGTTAATTTAGGCATTACTATTCCTTAAAACTCAAGAACAATCTTGAAATCCTCGATTTGATTTGTTGCTCTGGTTACATTTGTTCTATTTTCAATATACAAAATATCTCCACTATAAGGTTTCATGTCTGCATTTGATACACCATTATTTACAATAATTGCAGTTGATCCTGAGGTGGTTCCTGTTATTGAATTTACTGTAGAATTTGATACGAAAGTTCCTGATACTTGATTTATTCTTACTTTATTATTATTTAGAAAATCAATTACTACTCCATTAGCCGTACTATTCGCAAGTGTATCTCCTTGAAATATAACCTCATCTGCCTGAAAAGTTCCAGCAACCTCTCGTACTGTAATTTTTGTTGATTGATCTGCCAAATCACTTGTATAAAAAGCATTTGCATTAGCACTTTGAAGAGGATCTCTTACAAGTCCAACCTGTCTAAACTCATTATCGGTTGTGAAAAACCCAGATTCATTTCCAGTAATTCTGGAGTCCACCAAAACTCTATTACCTGCAAGTTCTTCAATAGCATTAAATCCATGACCGCCAACAGGACCAATAACTACTTCTGCATTTGCTCCTGTACCGTGAGATCCATTAGCAGTGATTGTAACGCTTGCAGTCGTATAATTCAATCCCTTATTTGTAACTAATATTTCTTGCACTCCAAAACTTGAATTTCCTATTGATCTTACTTTAGCATTAATACCATCTCCGCTAATGGTGATTGTTGGTGAAATTGTATATCCTGAACTGGTATTAGGAGTAATTGTAAATGCATTTTGAACTGTAACTCTCCTAAGGGCCGCATCATAAGCAGAAATAACAGATTGCTCTCCTCGACCTGCATTATTTGTGATATACAAGGTTGAACCAACATAAACACTATCTGAAGTTGTGTTTGCATCTTTTGCCAATTGTAGAACTGTTGTGCTTGTAACTGATGTAAAAGTGTTTTGCTCAAATTTGTAAGTTGACATTATATCTGCACTAAGAGTCGCTTGTGCTCCTGAAGTATTACCTACAACTATTTCAGAACTTGTAAATAAAGCATTAGCGTTTGGAAAATATGTAAGCGTATTTGCACCAGAAGAATATGTAATTACGACACCTTTATTACCGGATGTCTGACCAGTTAAAACTTCACCAACTACAAAATCTCGTACCTCAACACCTGTACTATCAGTTGGTGTCGCAGAAAATTGTGCAAGAAAATCACCATTAGATGTTCGATTAATAACGTCTATTGCTCCATCCACGGCTGATTGTTCTATCGTATATTGATTAGAACCATCATTAATTGATCCTATCTTTTTAACAGGAATATATTCTGATGTTGTAAATTTAAGAGTATCTTGAGGTGAAATAGTATACATATATTTCCACTTATAACCATCACTTAATTCAATTAAACCAGTACCAGTACCAGTTGGTTTAAATGTAGAAGCACCATTCGCAACATTATTTTGCAAGCATTTGTAAACATTTAATTGATCGGTTACAACATAGAAATTATTTGCCGATTGTTCATTATTGCTTTGTCTATGTGCCGTATAAGCAGTATTTGATTCCCAATTAACTCTGGGTATAATATGACTAACATCAGCAGACGTAATTTTTTTAGCAGATGTCATAGATCTCCAATATTCAAATGATGTATTGGCAATCGAATCGGTTGGTGCTGGCGGATTATTTTCATCACTCCATGCATTTATTTTACCTATAAACAGATAAAGATTTGTAGCAGAAGTTTCTGATAATGACTCTATAAATTGTTCAGCATTGTGTATTTTAAATTTATTTGTAACTAGATTAGGCATATTATTATTTATGATGAAACGATGATTTTTGGTTCTACATTTGAAAATGGAGACAATTCTTCCATTTGCAATTTACCAGAAGATGAATTTGATGTTTGATATAGAACATTAAGTAATCCAACACCATCTTCTAAATGAATGAAACCAGAACCACTACTATCTGTTAAACCCATAAAATTATTCGTTCCTTCATATTTATTAGATAAAGTTACGGTTAATTCAGATGGCTCTAAATCCATATTTCTAGACACCTTTAGATCAATTGAAACATTAGACGACCCATCACCTATGACGGTATTAGTCACTATGGCTGTACTGTTTATTATTGAGGTAACTTGTGCTTTAATTGCAGTGTTTGTTGCTAAACAAATAATGTCACCAACTAATAAATCTTCATCAAAAAATGAATTTTCTCCAATTACAGTTGTATTGCCGTCACTAATACCGTTCGCAGATGTTGTACCTCTTAAAGTTGTTTCTAGCATAAGATGTTCAACAAGATTATTATCAAATTTGAGAGTTGATCCATCACCTATTGTTGTATTACAAATTATAGCGGTAGAATTCAAAATACTTAAAACCTGCATCTGTTCCGTTCCACCTTGTAATGTAATCACATCATTAATTGAAAGGTCGTCTTCAAAATTAGTATCAACACCAATAATTAAATTTTTATCAAAACTCGTTATGTTTGCAGTTGCTTCTGATGTTACACCATTAGCATTTGAAGATAATGAAAAACTATTTGCTCCAGTTGAATGTAATATCAAAATTTTATTATTAGATGCATCTGTTGAATATTCTTGAACTGTACCATTTGAAGTTGTGTTTTGTACTTCAAGAAAAAGAATATCAGAAACACTTGAGTTTGAACTTTCTAATAATATATCACCTGTATTTGGTTGAAACGGATCAGCAGTTGATTCTAGTAATGATAGTGAGTTGTCTTCGTAAACAAATTTTGTTCCTGTTTCAAGCGTTAAAAAATGCGAAACTATATTTGCAGAATTTGTTCCATTGTCACTATTAAGAATAAAACTATCTCTATCCCCCTGAAAAACTTCTTCACCAACTGTAAAAGATGCACTAGCATTACCTAAAACAAAATATGAAAGAACGTTAGATGATGAACAATTTAGGGTACCAGACAAAGTTTTTTCCAATAATAATTCTCCATATGTGATTTCAAATGCTTGCTCATCGTCTATAATAATTTTAGATCCTTCAGGAAAATTTTCTGGAAAATCAGTTGATATAAAACCGGTTTCTAATAAAAAGTTATCGAAGGTTTCTAATATCATAACACCAGTATCATCTTCTAATGTCATTTCATCAGTAAGACTTTCATCAGACGTAATAACATCCGAATTACCTGTAATTGAAATTGTACGGCCTGTACCACCAGCAGATAAAGTTTGCAATTTATTTAAATTGATACTATGAGATGGTTCAAGATATTGTTCCATTAAAATATTATCACCATCTTCAAGAATTAAAATTCCACCATCTTCATTCGCTAGAAGATGATCAAACCCCATTTGTAGAGTAGGAGGGGCCGGCCTAAACTCTCCAAACAATTTTGAACCTACTGGATGTAATAAGTCATTTATCGTTTCTTCGTATTCAGAAACTTGTTTTGACGATCTAAGTGAATAACTATAATCTTGATAATATTCACTATCAGAAAGTTTTTTTATAGAACTTGGTCTACCATCTTCATTCAAATATTCGCCTGTCTTTTCACCTACGGCACCAATATTTGCTGTAAGTAAAGCATTACCTCCGCCTTTAAGTGCTAACGATAATGTTGGAGCACTCGTAAACCCAACACCAAAGTTTATAAGATCAATATCTCGTACAGATCCTGCGGCTAATCCAGCAACATCAATCACTGCATTATTACCCCTAATACCACCATCGGCAATTGCCGTACCTGTATTTACAGTTGCGTTTGCAGATGTTGTAAAACCTGTAATTTTTTCATTTGATGTAAAATCAATAGCAGAAAATAAAAATCTATCATCATCTTTATGTCCTTTTGGAAGCGTAAATTTAACTGCTACATTTTCGTCATATACTATTGTACCTGATGCTGGTGTAGAAGGAGAACCAGATATCGTAAAAGTAAAAGTCGTGTCATCTGTTACTGAAATTGTTTTTTCACCATTATAACCTGCTGGAGATGCCCCACTTAAAATAACTTTTTGTCCATCATCAAGTCCATGCTTTACTGGAGTTATAACAGTTGCGGTTGTACTAGACCTAGTAACACTTGTAATAGGAAATTGTAATGTTTGAAATGCGCCTGTGATAGACATAGATGTAGAAGTATATTCAATGGTTGTGTCTGTATTTGTTGATTCTGTTACACTGGAGGCATTTACTCCTCTACGAAAAACAAAAGTATTTGTATCTTCTAAACCGTTTGTTGTTGTCGGAGCATTAAATTGTACGTCATAAACTGTGGGTATTGTAGAGTTAATATAATTTGAAGTATTAATTGTTAAATCATTTCGGCCTACACCAAAAGTACCAGTATACAATACAGGCCTTGCACGAAATCTAGCAGGATCATTTAAGGTTGAAGTATTACTCACCAATCCTAAAAATGTTCCTACCTTATTACCAGAATTAGATGTAATTCGTTCACCTGTTTTAAATGTTCCTGATATTGCATTTGTCTCACTAATTTCATCAGGATCTTCATTTAGATTAATTATTCCAACTGCAGGATCATTAAATTTTACAACATTATCCTGAACAACTGTTATTATTGGAGATAATTCATATCCAGAACCCAATCCAATAGCTCTTACGTTTGCTATCGTACCAATTTGAAGAGCCGAAAACCCTAAAGCATCAACTAACCTTGTAGATTTTATAGTTGTTTCTTGTCCAGATAAATTATAGTTAGAATCATCAAAAACCACAGTTGTAAAATTACCAATAATATCTTCGTTAATTGAAAAAGTAAACGTATGTGCAATATTACTTACATCACCAGATACTCCTGTACCACTAGTAGCAAAATTATTAACAGTTAATACGGCTGTATTCACATAACCATCACCACCATCAAAAATTGTAAAACCTGTAATTGCACCGGTTCCAATTTGAGATACCCTGGCGGCGGCATCTTGTCCACCTCCTCCAGTAATTGTAATAGTATCACTAATTTTATAGTTCGTACCTGCACTCACAATATTGATATTTGTTATTACACCTTGTGCAGTTCCGCTTCCTGTTGTTTCTTCAAATTCAGATGACGTAATATTTTCACCTACAACAAACGTACCAACAATATTGGTTAAGAATAATTCTGTTACAGTTAATGCTCCAGACTGAAAATTTTCTACTCTATCGACTGTAGCAGTTGCAGAAGATGATTGACCTGTAATAATCCTAGATTCAAATTTATCATTAGTATCACTTGTAATAATCCTAAGTGTTTTCTCTCTTCTAAAATCACCGAATGAGGGTTTTAATAAATCAATTTTTGGTCTATAAACCTCAAGATCTTGTACGTTAAAAAAAGATTTAAAAAATAAATCAAAGGAATATACAGTACCTTTTGATCTATACAGATTAAAAATTCGTTTGAAAAAATCTCTCTTCTCTGTTAAAATATTTGTATCGGATGTTGTTGCAAATTCTTTTCGAAATAACTCAATTATATTATCACCAACTAAATCTATATCTCTTTCCGATAAAAGACTTTTAGATGCAAACAATGGATTTTTTGAGAATGATGTAACCGTAGCATTTGTTCTATTATTTTCGCCTATTATTTCCTCATCTCTTATAAACTTATTTCTTTCCAAACCAGTAACATAAATTTTAGTATTTGATGTTGTCATATCTCGATCAACAATACCAACGGCACCAGATGCTTGTCCTACAATCTTTTCATTTTTTTCAAATGAACTGAGTATTGATGTATTACTGGTCTCTCGTGTACTTTCAAGCGTAAGAGTTGAACCATCCTCCAGTACTAAATTTGTATTTTCATCTTCTAACGTAAGTCTATATTCGTTCTGAATTACATCTGTTATTGTTAGTTCACTAGACTCCATCCATTTGTAATACTCTTTCATAAAGTTTATGAAAGTTGGTGCATCTTCTCGAATAAATTCAGGAAATTGTTGTTCTAAGAGAGGAACAATAGAATTTATAATCTTATTATTTTTTTCGTCAGTTAGATATACAGTCATTTTAAGATGTAGAGGTTTGCGTGGTTGTTGTCAAACCTGTCCTCACACTTGAAACATCATTCATCGTTATATTAACATTCGATTCTGAAATTAATACAACTTGTTCTCTTAATGGTTGAACATCTTGATTTAGAGGGTTGACAATAATATCTAAGGTTGATCCCACATATGCCGTTGGATTAAAAAGACTTAAAAGAATTTCACCTTTATCATAATCAATTGTTCCTTGATTTTTATAAATGATTTTTTTAGCACCATCGACAATTCTGAAAATTCTAATTACACCATCCATATCATCAAATTTACATCCACTTCTGGATATGTTTTCACCGTCTAATATTGTAAATTCAGTTGATGTGATTGCGCCTATATAATCAGCATAAGGATGATAAATAGGATTACTAAAACGTATGGTATAATTTAACTTTTGATTTAATGTAGGATTAAAAGATTTTTTTAATTTTAATGAAAGTTCATTACCGACAATAGAATTATTTGTATCATCAATAGATCTAGTGAGTTTTGATACTCTTAACTGTTTTGAAAATTCTTGCAATTCATTAGTAGAATAAGACGTTAAAGAATTTAAAACATCTCGTCTAAGAACGGACGTAGTTTTATTTGTAAATCGTGAATCATAATTTACTGTTAAAGTCAATATTGGATATATGTAATCTATGTCTACAAACTCAGGTGTTATCGAACCAACATTATATTTTTTCAAAACATCTCTAATAAAATCTTTGACCGATGTCGTAATTGCCAAACCTGATTTTGGTTTTACACCTATAAACACTTTTCCAAATTGAGGAGGATCAGCATTCTCACCTCCATAAACAATAACCGATTCTGCTTGAGGATATTCTCTTGATATTATTCTTTTATAATCGTTTGCCGTAACGGCTCTATTTTGCACCTCATAATGTTTTGGTGCGTTAAATCTTATATTATCATTTGTCTCTTCATTTGATCCTCCAACAGAAGATGATATAGTTGTAACAGTTGCTCCTGCATACCCTCCAACAGTAGAGACTGGACTAAAAATTCTTGCTCCATTACCTAAAACACCACTTGTTATATTATATCCTATAATGACAATATTACCTGTCTTTTCCTTTCTTCCTAATATTCCATCCCCAAATTTTACTTGAAAAGTATCGTCTGCATCTGGCTCTATAAAAAATACGTTTGATGTAGGATTAATATCCAATAGATCCGTAGCGAGTGTATAAGAACTTCGAGTAGTGTTTTCATCAGATTCTTGTAACGTTACGGTTATTGAATCTGTATCAATACCAGTATTCGGTATTTTGTACTTTATTGAATTATCAGATGTATTAGCAGTGTATCTAAATGTCAATGGTTCACCTTGAACCAGTTTTATATTTGGAAGAGTTACTGTTGAATTCCCATTTGCTACTGCCGAATAAGATTGATCTGTGACGAATGTAAAAGTAATACCATTAATATCAGATTTAAATCTTGTATTTTTTGCTATGGTTATATTTGAAGGATTGTCAGTAGGTGTTACGGATACAGTTACATTTGCATACGAACTTTTTCTAGATTTTGGTAAATACCCTAACATTTTTGACAAAGACATAATTGAATTTCTGTTTATTGCAGTATCCAAAAACATCTCATTTGCGACCATATTTAAATAAAAGGCATTTAAATGTGTATTATATGCAAGCACATCAAGAAGAATTGAAAATGCAGATCCGGTCGAATCATAATCTGTAAATTCATTTTGAGTCGCCAGATAATTTTTAAAGTTATCTTTGAGTTCATCAAAGTCTAGTCCTGTTAATTTCAAGTTTGATGGAGATGCCATAAATTATCCTTGATTCGTTTCTAAAAAAGTCGTAAAAGTTACTGGGCTATCACTTCCTTTTATAGCAAAAACAATTGTTACATCATAACCTAATCCATCTCTGACAGACTTTACATCAACATTTTTAACTATTGCTCTTTTTTCATGTATTTTAATAGTTTCTGTAATAAGTTCTTTTATTCTTATTTCCGTAATTCGATTCGATGGTTCAAACAATAGTTTTGTCAGATCACATCCAACATCCGGTCTCAAATATCTTTCAAATCTATTTGTTCGAATTAGATTTTTGACACACTGCTTTACTGCATTGTCTCCTCGCAAAATTGCTATATCATTCGTATTTGGGTTTTTGTTAAATTTTACACCAAAGTCTACGTATTGTGTCGCTTTTAATCTTTTATCTAAATAATCTTTTGCTACATCATCAAAAGAGTTGTACTTATCACTCTGAGAAATGTAGTATTGTCTTGTTGTATCTGCGGTAGCCATATTATTATTTATTAAGAAAGTGTGCCAGTTCCTGTGCCTGTAACGGTTGCAGGAGCAGTTATTGGACCTGGAACAGGAGGAGCAGGCGGAGCAAGTACACTTGCATTAACACCTCCACTAGCAACTCCTGTAACAGTTGTTGAAACAGTTGCTTGAATTAAATAATTATAAATTGCTTGTGCTAAAGCATTACACAATGTTGTTTGTGATGCGGGAGAAGGATCTGCTTGTGATGCTTTAAATGCATTCTCAATTTCAGTCGCTAATGTCGCTTTATTTAGTGCCATTAACTTAATCCTGTCCCTGGTGCTCCTGTTCCAGTTCCTGTGACAGTTGCACCTGCTACTGGTCCAGTTGGAGTACACACTCCACCAACCGCAGTGCCAGTTACAGTTGTTGTTACAGTTGCAGTTTTGACAAATGTATCAATTGCCGTAGCCATGTCCTGTGCTAATTTTGTTTGTGATGCAGGACTTGGATCTGATTGTGATGTTTTCAGGGCGGCTTCAAGTTGGCTCGCTAATGTTGCTGGTACTAATGCCATTATTCTCCTTATGATGCAGTCGTAAAAGAACCAAATTCTTGTGCAGTAGATATAGCACGTCCACCATCATTTGAACCTCCAGAATTTGCTTTAACGTAATAACGTGTTCCTGCACTTAATGCGGATGATGGAGTTGCTATAATTTGATTTCCAAATCTTCCTGATTTCGATAGTGTAACCGTAATTGGGGATGCAAAATTCGAATTATTATCTATCAAAATTTCAGCACCAGCACTAGAAGCAAAGGCCGATATATTCACCGCTTCACTATAATGAAAAATTATTGGACTATTTACTGATGCAGAACTTGTTTTACTATTATTATTTTCTGTGCCTAAAATTACTTCTGTCCCATCTGTGTTAAATACTGTTGCATTTATACCTTTAAAATCAGGCGATATTCCTGTTCCTATTCTTGCACTTGAAGACGTATATTCCGAGGCAGTGTTTTTTGCGCCTTTTGTTTTTGCATCTCTCGTAACTTTTACATAGTAATAATCATTTTGTGATAGTCTTAAACTTGTATTGGCAAGAATTACTGGTTTGAATTCGTACTTTGATCCATTCTCAGTAATTGTTGGATTTGGCAACAATGGTATACAATTTGTAAAACTGCTATCTTTTGATAATATAACGGTATCTGATGAATTAACTTGATTATCAGTTGAATTTACGATAATAGTATCAGTATTCATAGTTTGACTAAATTTTATTATAACATTCGAATCATGATCAATACCTGTTCTGCTTGATGATAATTCCAATAATGTATCAGAAGTATTTCTCATAAACGATGTTACACTCAAGGCAGTGGATTGAGTAGAAAATCCAGTATTAGTTATTGCCGTCATCGTGCCTTTAACACCTGATGTAACACCTGTCAAAATACCGTCAGTAGTGTCAAATGCGATTGAAGTATTCGAATGTCTAATTCTTAAACTTGGATCACTAAAATTTAAAACCACACCAGAGGCGGCTGGCGTTATGGATGCACTTGATGTAGTTATTGTTTCGCCAGATGAGAGTCCCACTAATACTTCACCTGGTAGAAACTCTTTGACTGTTTCATCTTCGCTTGCTATCTCAGTGTATTCTATCGATGTAAGAGTTCCACTACCAGGAGTATGAGTCCTTAATATACCTTTTGCCAGAGATGTTGTTCCTAATAAAGTTTCATTTAAAGTTACGGCTCCACTATTTGCTCCCACACTTGCGGTTCTTGTTCCAATAACTGTTTCTCCTGTTGTAAATGATCCAGATACACTTCCAACAGTTAAAGTTTTTGAAGAAGAAACATTATCCTTTACTAGAAAATTTTGATTTGGTGATTCATCTGCAACACCTTTTGTAACTTTTACTACATATGCTACATTTGACGAAACATTATCTACAGGACTAAATGTGAATGTATCATTTCTTTCGTTTGTTGTTGAAACGGCTGGTTGAGCATCCATTTGAATGACTGTGTTAAAATCATCAGCCGAAATTTGTATTGTACCAAAAGGATCTGTATTAGTAGAATTGACATTAACCGTTTCAACGTTCATAGATTCATTAAATTGCACAACAAAGTTATCTGTAAAATTCACTGCTACACCAGTAGGTGATGCAGAAATTTCTTCAACATTTGAACTTTCTAGCACATTTGATCCTAAACTTATTTTTTCTATTATTGGAGGTATGCTATCGACAAAAACAAGTTCTTTACCAGTTAATGGATCATAACTTTTTATACCAGTCGAAAAAGTGTCAGCGGTGATGTAATTTACATCTGTATTTGTATCACCAAGATCTCTAACATTTGTTGTGACTTTCACTTTATATGACTTACTACGTAATAGTGTTTCTGGAACTATTGTAAATAAAGAATTTCCTGTATTTGCTGATATAGATTTGCAATTCACTAAACCAGTTGATGTAGCAAAATTATCATCTGACAATTGAATAGTGGCTGCCGTTTTGTCATAACCAGTAGTTGAAGAAGTGCCATTCGCATAAATGAAATGTGAAGCATTTGCCACACATATCGTACTTGTATTCATAGATTGACTAAAACGAACCTGAAAAGCAGTTGCTTGTAATGCAGGAGTATCGCCTGTCTTTAAATTAATTTTGCCTGTTAAAGGAGTTGCAGGCGATCTCGGTTCATTTGCAACTTCATATGTAAATCTAAAAGAATCGATAACAGTTTGTACAGTTGCAGAAATATTATAATCAGTTTCATTACAACCCTCTATTTTTATTGAGTCACCTATGTTTAACGCATGAATTGAATTCGTAAAAACTGTTGCGGTCGTACCGCTCCTTGTAATTTCAATTACTTCTAAATGTCTTGTTATCGCATCATTCGCATTTGGCACAAAATCTGTTACCGTAGGTGCAGATGTGTTAAATGGGTGTGTGTTATGAGTAGGATTTGTGTTTGCACTCACAAACATAGTGATTGTGCCTTGCTTTAAAATAATATTATTTGCGAAATTATCAGTTGATTTAATAATATTTGATTCTGAACCAGTCACTGGAACATAACTTAGTTGATTATTTGTGTCATCAAATCTTATACTCTTCGCAAAATTTTTAGTAGTGGTCGTTGGTAAAAATTGTTGTATTTCTTTATTTAATTCTATATCAACAAAATTTTTTCTTGGGTTTGAGGTTGCTTTTATTTGTATATTGTTTGTTCTTTCTGTAGAAACAATCTCATCATCAGCAGAAAAATCAACGTAAAAATTTATTCTACCAGCAATACCATGTAAATTATTGACACCATCTAATGTTATAGTAGTTGTTCCTACGCTTGATATTGAGTAAGTTCTTTTTGATAATCCACTACCACTCACTATATCATATATTGTAATTTTATTATCAGCAAATAATCCGTGAGCAGATGGTGTTGTTATTACGCATGGACTGGCGGCGGTAAATGCAACATTTATGAAGTAACAAACTGGATTTAGATTATAGGTTAATATTGAAACCTCATCGTGTTCAAAAACAGTTGCTACTGGTAGATTTCTTCCAGATTTTTTAACAACTTCATCTTTTTCAAACTTTAATTCATTATCCGAGGGTAAATTAATGATGTGACCATTAAAAGGTCTAGAACTTAAAATTACACTTCTAGTATTGTCCGTGACAAAACCTGTACCAACGGTAAACGAGGTTTCGCTACCATCGTTGTCTTGAACATCTTTAGTCACATTAAAAATGTATGTAGAATTACTGGCTAAATTAACTACTGGTTCAAAAGAAAATGTAGCGTTTGCATTTGATATAACTGGTTGTGATAACATTTCTACTTCAATAGTAGCATCTTGATCTTTTATCAACGTACCAGGAGAAGAAGATATAACAAAAGGAGGGCTACTCGTACCTTTTTTTAATCTTAAATTTAAAGAATCGGCATCAGAACCAAGTCCTGGATCACCAACACAAGATAACTGCACAGAACCTCTTTTACCTCTTTCGCTTACATCTATGTCTGTATTATTTGTATGAAGAGATATTGTTTCAGAATCCATTAGATCATCAAAAGTAAGTATAAATGATTTCTCTATAGGTACAAAGATAGTATTATTTGAGAAATTATTTTGATTGATTTCATCAACATCAAAATCACTTGCAGTTGAATCAATTTGTTCTCTATTAAATGCCATTATAGTAATCCAATATCAATTATTGTAGTTGGCGATGTTGTAAATCCTAAAGTCATCTCAAACCCCTCTTTGAGTTGTTGATTACTTTTATTTAATATGGATTTTTTTATTTTAAGTTTAAAGTTTGTTTTTGATTCTAGTTTATCTTGTGGTTTAATAATAACTGATTTTATAACTTCTATCTCTTGTTCGTTTACAGTTATAGTTTCCCTAATTGGTTGTACTGAATAATTTAATGGTGTTGAGGTTACAAAATTATCATTTGATAATATTACATTTCCCCCATCAGCATTTGTCGATCTTGTGGGGATCATTGACCCATAGTTTATATCGACATCAAAAATAAAATCATTTCCTTTTGCATCTTTTATTAATTGTTTTTCACCATCAGTCAAAGATTTGCTATCATTTTTGAACGTAATTTTTATTTGGGTGTCTTTTCTAACAAGTTCGGCACCCTCTGCTTGTATAAAAACATTATCATTTATAGATCCTGCTTGTTTTATTTCAATCTTATCAACCTCTGGCTGTACTTTTTCAAGTAAAGATTTCACTGATGTATCATCAGTTGTTGTTTTTTCTGATTGAGGATTTTCTTTTTCTTCTACTTTCTTCAAACCACTCGTTAATAAAAATTTCTCTAATAGTTTAGTATCGTTTCCTTGTGCATAGAAAACAAACCCTCCACTATATTTTAAAGAGTCGAGATCTGACCAATTAATCAATTGTTCACCCACGCTTTCAGGGTTTTCTTTTTGTACAAGTTTTAATACTTCTGCTTGAACTTCTTCACCATCACCTCCAATTCTATTTACTACGACAGGTTCAAGAGAAAATTCTTTAACCGGTTCAAGATTGACGTTTTTTATTTTTGCACTAGAAAGACTTCTTTTAAAACCGTTGACGCCATCATTACCAGAAAAACTTGCAAAATACAACCCTGATTTATCCAATCCTGATGCTAAAAATTGAAGCAGATTTTGTATTTCTTTGTTTAATGTTTTTAAATCTCGTACAAGATCCTCAAAATATTGAATCCATTTGTTTATGTCTTCTAATGAACCAGAAGCCAAATCTTTTGCAAATTCCAATTTATCTATTATACGATCTAAAACTTTTCCGTATACTGGAAAAATATCTTGTATTCGTGTAAACTTCCAATTTGGAATACTTGATCTTGTGGCAGTTGTTTTATGTAAAGTCAACGGCACATCAAGAAATGCATTATTAACGACTTTATTCGGTACTATCACATCCTTAGAATTATATGGTTCAATCTCACCAGACTTCGTAAGTCTACCAAGTTCGATTGTAATTTCATACATACTTTCATATTCAATATCTTTTGAAGAAGAAGATTTTTTTCTAGTTTTAAATAATTGTGTTTTTATATCTTGTTTTTTAAGTTCTGTCCCATTTATTAAAACCTTTCTGATACATGGTGTTAATCCCATACCAGGAAATAAAGTCCACCCCAATCTGTCAAAAGGATTTACAGGAATGTTCATTTCAGATACAGATGATGAAACTATAAAATTATGCGTGATTGGAGACCCAATAGTAAGATTTTCTACAAAATTTTCCATCATAACTTGAAAAGATAATTTACTAATCAAATTTTGATCAGTATAGATATCGGTGACGGTTAAAGGATCATCTTGTGCAGTACCTGTTGAGTTATATTTAATAAATTCATCATTAACTGGTAAAACTGTTCTTAAAATATTACTTTCGGTATGCATAGTTGCTTTAATTTTTAAAGCAGGCTGTAATTCAGGAACATCAGGATTAGTTGGAGCAAACATAGGAAAATTCAAAGAATCTTTTGCCCCTTGAACACCTTGACCCGTTTTCAAAATACCAAATGAATCTAATTGTTTTCCATCTAATGCAATAATCGGAGGGACATTAATTTGTTGCATAGGTGAACTTGTATTATGTTTAATATTTCCTCTGACTTTTCTTACTTTTAATTTATTACTAATAACATGTCCATCTTTAACTCGTATCTCTACGTGTCTGACAACTTCTGCGGTGAAATCATTAAATACATGACCCTGTTGAATTAATGTGCCCTCCGCAAACATTGGTATTGTCACACCATTATGCGTATTATTTTTAGGAGTAAATATTTTTTCTTCTGTTATTGCGGACAAATCTCTCATCGATGTATTATCTAAGGTATAGAATTTTTCTTGTAAAACCGTTGTATCGAGACTAATATTGTTTCTCTTTTTTTCTAGTGCATTTCTTTTTGCTTGAATTTGCTTCACCTTTTCTATTTTATCATTAAAATTTGATTGTAAATTATTTGCTTCAGCAGTTGCATTGGCTAAATGTCTTCCGTATTCCTGTTGTGTAATTAATTCGGCTCTAACATTTTCAGATGCCTTTGTTGCTAAGTTTGATAAACGAGCAATCTCTTGTTCTATTGATACTGTATCTGGTGAAGTTAATAATTGTTGTTGTAAATCATTTATTTGAGTTGAATAGTTGGCCACTTCGCTAAATGCATTTGTGTATCGTTCTCTGGATTTTTTTAAGTTTCCTTTATATTTTTTAATATTTTCAGAATTTGCACCAAAAAGTAATTCTACTCCTGCTTCATTTTCAGCATCTTGTGCATCAGAGATTTCATTTGCAACATCTACTATTTCACTATCGGCCGCACTTATAGCATTTTTTGTTTCTAGTAATAAATCAGTCTCTAATCCAGCAATTACTAATGGGTGTCCTAATTCGATATCTGTAATTTTATCATCTTGTAGATCAGGTATGTTTTTCAAAAAATTCGCAAAAAATTTAAGAAGTGAATTAATCATATCTCTCAAAGCATGATGAGTTGGTAACGCAAAAAAACCTACAAATGCTATATAATCACCGCTACCAATAGGTCTTCCTGGATCATTAGAGTCATCAAATGAACTACTAACTTCTGAAACAAATTGTGAAGGAGTTAATGTTCTTATCTGAAATGATTCGTTTAATGAATTTATAAAACGTTTTGTTGCATTATCACCTTCTTCCCATTCTTTTGGATTTAAATAATTGTAAATTGTATTTAAAGTATTATTAACAAATGTTTTATCTAAATTTTTTGTCTCAATAGTTCGACCCTCATCGTCTGTTGAGATTGATACCTGCTCAAAAGCCGAAAAACCAAATGGTTGAGTATCTAAAGATTCTGCTCCTTGTTGTTGTAACTCATCACTTGCTTCATCCTCATTCCAAGTATTATCATCCGCTACAAGTGCATCTAGAAAAGATTGGTCCGCACCAGCATCTAACATTTCCTGATTTGTTACTCCATCACCTAAGACAGTTACGGATTGAAATTGATTTGTTCTAGGATCCCATTTTAAATTGTCAGGCTCAATATCGTTTAATGCAACAATTAGTGACTGTATGGCCTCTAATGCCTTAGTAGAATCAATGCCACTTTCTACCTGCCCAACTTCCCATGGCCATACAGATAACGTACCAAATCCAATATTTTTTAAATCTTCAATCGCTTCAATCAATTGATCTATTGCAGGTATTAATATTAATGCTATTGGATCAGCAATTGCCTTTAAATAAATTTTAGTTAGATTTAAAAATTCAACTAAGGTACCTAGTCCACCAGAAACATCACTTGCAAACGTTGCAATATTTGTTAATACTGCATTTAGCAAAGGATCGTTTTGATCAAATAATTTTTTCTGGTCAAATAATACAGGTGCTTCAGCCATTCTTTAACTCATCTCTATTTTGTCTCATTTCTTTTAACTTATTCTCTAAGAAATCCAAATATTGGATATTAAAATCTAATGTTTTTTGTAAAACATTTTCTAATTTATGATTTCTAATTTTCTGTTCTTCAAATATTACGTCTTCTGTCATGCTAATAATGCCTTTAATTTGACTTGTACTGCCGTTAAAGCAGGTGCGTTTATTGGAGGTCCACTCGGACCAACGCCAGTCGGTACGTTTAATTGCAAAAGTGCCTGCATCAATTCATCTAATATAGCACCCAATGAACCAATCTTATTTTCTATTGTTATTTTGCCTATTGCACCTACACTTATGGTGGCTAACAAATTTTCTATCGTTAAACTACCAAGAGTGCTAGAAATGCTTACAGGTCCTAATGTTGACATATCCATTTTTACCTTAGCACTTAACGAATACTTACCTAATGTTGAAAAATCAAAGCCTAATGCATTCATAGACGATGAAGTAAGTGAACCTACAGGACCAACATTTACATCAAAACCTCCTAATGGATTAATAGAATTGACTTCCATTTTACCTCCAAGAATATTAACTTGCTTTCCTATGTTAAATTCTCCAGGAAAACCAAACGTGAGTAATCCATTTATAGTTTCTTTTGAACCAAATGTTGCAGACATTTTAATAGATTTATTCGCATTAATTGTATAATCTCCTGTCACAATATTGTGATTTGAAGAATTCATTTGTATGGCGCCCTCAGATTTATAATTCATAGACTTGGATCTCAAATCTATTTGGCCCATATTAAAACCTTTTAAATTATAATTGTCTAATCCAAAAGATTTTTGATCTATAGGTTTACCATCACCTGATGTAAAAACAACATCAGTACCCTTTAATATCACTCTACCATTACCACCTGCAACAATATTAATATCACCATTTTCAGTAACAATTGATGCATTACCCGATCCTATTTTGACATTATATGCATTTGTAGAAGTGCTATCATTAAGACTAGGAGATACTGTTTTAGCACTTCCGTTTACGTATAGATCATAAAACCCATTTATATTTGTAAATGAATTGCCTAAAGCATGAGTATTAATATTTGAGTCAACCATATCAAACTTTTCACCTACGGTATTATCAACCCTATCACCGTCTTGTAAAAATTCTAAATATGATGTTGATCGATGCATAAGTCTCATACGTTCTTTATTTGGAGTATCATCCATTTCAAAAAGATGTCCACTTTCAGAATATGTCACATGATTAAATGGATATGAAGGCTCACCTAAAGTTCCTGTACTTCCAGGTTGGCTGATTTTTTTGTCAGGGTTTGTAGTCTCAATATTTGTATGTAACGCAACTCTATAATCTTCTAGTTCTAGATTGATACGATGGGTTCTGAATATAACACTCGTGAATGGATTTTTTTGATCTATAAATTTGTCTTTATTTTTTTGCTTTGCGGACGCAAGAATATTGGTTGTTGGTAAACTGTATTCTAAAAAACCATTCTCATTAAATGATGTTCTATTTTCATTTGGATGTGCAGAAAAATTAATATAAGACCCTAATCTTACATTTTCGGTATTATCAGGAACATATGCAGTTGTGTAGTCATTTGTATTGATAGGTCTTCTCAAACCTTTGATGACAATTTCTGCTTTTTGTGCTATGTCATCTCTTGATAATTCTAAAAATGATTTATGTTTTGCCCACGAACTTGCACCATGTATTTCATGAAGTTTTGTACCGTCCTTAATGTTTTGTGAAAACACAGGGAAATGATTTATTATCTTTGTTTTCTCTGGTGATTTCGTTCTTTCAATAAAAAGTGGGGGAAACGGATCTTGTTCTCTCTGTTCAGGTGTTCTTGGATCAAAAAACCCTCTTTCTGGATTTGACAATCTTTCAGGGACACCATTCAACGTACCAAGTACAACAGGTTCTTGTGCTTCATTTGCATCTCTAAAAAATCCAAACACATGTGTACCAGGAACCATACCTGTAGGAGATCGTCCAATACCTGACATAGAAGCAGAGGTTATTGGATTGATCACATCTGCCCACGGTAAATCTTCTGTAGGTATACCAGAGCCAGGAGTTTTATCATCAGTATGCCAACCAATGCATCTAACTTTAACACGACCAAGATATAGTGGATCGTGACGATCTTCTACAACACCGTAGAACCATACAAAACCATTTTTACCCATAAAAGATTGGGTATCAAATTCTTTAAATGCTTGAGCAAAATTTTCCATTAGGCACTAAGTCTCTGTTTTATTCTTCTACCGATACCAAATTTTTCAACATCTTTTGGGTCTCTTGTTGCTTTTGTAGGATCTTTAACTATGATACCTTCTTTGTTTCTAAAAAGATCTATAAGTTTTACGTTTCTAGGTATGTTACTTTTCACCCATGTCATTACTTTTTCAAGTGCTTTTTCAGAAGTATCAATACGTTGTCCTTCTCGTTTTATTCTAAAATATTCAAAGTCTTGAACATTCTCAATTTCTTTATCTTGTGCAAATGCACTACTCTTAAATTTAACCGTATTATTTTTATTATTCAAAACAATATTCACCTGTCCATCAACACCTCTTGGTAAATTGCCTTTAATGACATTATACATAGATGTAGCGGCACCTGTATGCGTAGCAATCATAATATCATCTGGTACAATTCTATCTCGTTCTTTATTTTGCTTGACCGCAATATGATAATTCGTAAGAACCCATGTAATATGAATATCTCTAGGTTGATAACCTGCTCTCAATAACATAGGCATTGCTTCATCAATCTCTTCTGTGTCTTTAAATGTTATGTCAAACATAATGTTAGGTAGTCTGTCAGGTCTTACATCTCTCAAAAGCAATTGAAGACTTCTACCTTTGATACCCATCTTTTTAACTGCCATGTGTAACTTGAAAACATCATCAGGATTTCTAAGATTTAACCCTTTAAGTTCAGAATATTTTTTTATCGTTGAGGACAATTTAATAAACAATTTCTTCCATTCATCCACATCACGAACCTTGAAAAGTTCTTTTTGCATAAATTTTTCAGAAGCAAATCCTTTACCAGATCCTGCACCTCCAGCAAGAAAAACGATTTGTCCATATTTTTTACCGCCACCATAGACAATGAGTTTTTCTTCTAATGGTACGGCAGTTTTAAATTGTGTGTAGTTTAACATTTATACTCCCTTATTATTCGTCACCTGCTTCATCCTCATTCCAAGTATTATCATCCGCTACAAGTGCATCTAGAAAAGATTGGTCCGCACCAGCATCTAACATTTCCTGATTTGTTACTCCATATAAATCTTCTAAAATTTCTAATTTTTCAGTCAAATTATCTTTTACTAATTTCATATCCATATAGTAAGAATCCCCAACAATTTTGTGACTTAATTCCGTAATCAAATAATTTCCAGAATAATATCTATGTTTTTCGTTTGCAAAATGTGATGACGGCAAATCGATATTTACTATATCACCAACTGTTCTTGTATGATTTCCAGGCACTCTAATAGATAAAACAATATTCTTCATTTGTCTATTTTTTGAATTGTTTGGGAGTAACCACCTTTCTGTTTGAAAATCAAAATTTATTTCTTGGCCCATATCTTTTGATAAAATCTTTACTTGTTTTCTAGCATCTCTTTCAAAGTTTGTTGATACATACTTATAACTGGCTTCTGGACTACCATATGCAAAATGTTTTTTAGTAATAATTGGATTTGCTGGCCCAAAATTATGTGTAAATTGATTAAATCTTCGTAAATAATCAAAATCATAAAATTTTTGTCTTACACTTGATTTTCTTGTTGCCTTGGTTGATCCAGATGTAGATGCATATGCCCCTTCATTATCAATTGCTCCAACTCTCATAGTGATTGGATCATATGTCAATAATCTAGAATTATACATACCACCTACTAAATTTGCCACGACATTAAAAGTCGATTCAAATTTGAATGACGTAATGATATTTGACTCCGAAGACAAGTCAAAAAGATCACTTTCTGACATGGCATTTGCTGGCATCAAAATGTATTTGTCTATTACAGGATTTTCTTCAAATTGCAATTGCTTTGATCTATTAACATTTGCTAATGTTGATTCCCCTTCATATGTTTCAAGATCTTGTACAGATGTTTTTGGTTGCATGAGAGTATCAATCGTTTTGAAATTAAAACCATCCTTGTTTTCATAAAAAAGAAATTTCGCTCCTATAGTTGAACCTCTTCCAGATACAGATTTTTTAGCAACAAGATTAATGCATTCAAAAGGTCTAAACATTCCCATAACCATTTGCATTTGAAAAAGAGTAGAATCACTATTATTTTTTTCGTATCCGAATAATGGTTTCTGAAAAGTTACATTTGTTTTTATAAACTCGTGATAAATGTCACTCACTATTTCATATCCAAAATCTTTATATGAACGTGACACTTTAAATTTTAAATTAGCAATATATTCTTCCGAAACGAAAAACAATACATAGGCTTGCTTTTTACTCTCATCAATTAATTTCGGAGACATATTATAAATGACAAAATGTTTATTTTGAATTGGAACGTTATTCAAATCTTTTGACCCAAATCTAATGTTTATTCTCTCTTGTCCTATAATTGGTACTCGTTCTTCAAAACCACCGATATCAAGTATTGTTATTTCACCATGAATAACATTATCATTTAAAGATTCATGTATAGCGAAATCAATTACAACACTAGAATCTAATTCAATTTTTTCATTTTTATAGTTCGTAATTACAACACCGCTTTTAGATTCGGCAGGTTGTTGATTATCTAATTTTGCATCAGCCATATATTGTTCTAGATTCCTCTAAAATTTGTTGAGCGTAAACATCTTCAATTAAAATTATATTTCTTTTTGATTCATTTTCTAAAATTTCATAATCAAAATTACTTATGCTTTTTCGTTCACTTGCAAGTAAACTATCATAGGTAGTCTTATCCACATGCACGGTCTTTTCCAATATTCTCTCTGTGTCAGTAGTTGCCGCCACTTCTGTTCTCAAAATTTGCTCATAATGATGAACCGTATTTGATGCAGAAAGTATCGAACCATACTTATTTACTATAAAATTTTGTAATTGTTTTCCAAAAAAAGGCCAGTCATAATATACGTCAAAAATTTCATTTGCATATAAAATTAACCACATAAAATCTACCGAACCATAATACATGTGTGCAAGAGTATCAGGCCTCTCACCCTCTTGAACTTGATAAGGATAGTAAGATGTGATATTCGATAAAATTTTATCTCTTACAAAATTTCTTCTAAAAATATCTACCGCCAAATATTCAGTAGAAGGTTTTTTTCTATCTAAATCATATGTAATTAAAGGTAGATTTGAAAAATACTCTGACATGTTAACCCTCTAAATTTGTAGCAAGATTTCTTGATAAAGCAAAATTTTCTTTGAATGTGATATCCATTTTGACATGTTGAGGTGCTCCATTTTTAAAAAACACTTGCTGACCTCCTTCTCCATATGACAATTTTAAATTTAATATTGAAGACTGTCCTATTTGATGAAGAAACTCATTTTTTGTGCCGTTTGTTTTGTAAAATTTAATAGTGTATACATTTGGGTAATTGAAAAATGCAGACTTCAATAAACTTGTTTGTGCATCAGATGCAGGTGCTGTTTTAATATATTTTGTACCAGCTAAAGGACCTGCTTTAATCGTTTTCAATTGTTCAATTTGATATTTTTCAGTCTTTTTTTTATTTTCAACATCTGGTTTATGATAATCAGGTAACATGCCTGCTTTCAATTTTGTTATGATTTTTAAAATGTTTTTCGATTCATCAGAATTTCTTGGATAAAAATCAAATGAGAATGCATGTTGTCTTCTTTCTTTTACACCTGCAAAAACTAATGTAGAATATGGATTTCCAGTCTTTCTCATAGATAATGATGCCACTGATGCAGTCTTATCTTTCGATAATAATAGTCCACCAACCGCATCACCAATGTTAAATGCCATTCGTGTACTCATATCTTGTTCAATATATCTATTCACATTTGGTGATAATTCAGAACCAACCGTAGTTGCTATTTTTTTATAAAAATCAAATGATTTTGAAATTTGATTTCTATCAGAATGTACAATGTTAGGTAATTGTGCCTGTAATCGATTTAACACATCTGATGATTCTGAATTTAGTAATGCACCAAAAAATCCAAAGTCTACTTTTTCATGACTTGCATTATATTGTGTTTTTAAAGAACCTTTTGGTAAATACAAAGCAAACGCATTACGTGACTCATATGGTGCAGTAGTTGATATTTGTTCTGAAAAACGAGTTAAGGCATCTCTGTTTTTTGTATTTGTGTTTTTATATTGGTACTCAGTAATCATCATAAAATGTCCAACTTCATCACTAGCAACATTTTCAGGAAATTTTTCAATTGCAGTAACTCCTAGACTTCGTTTTATATTATTTAATTTTTCCTGCGGTGACATTAAAATTTCTCCTGTAAAATTTGATACCTATCATTTTCTTTTCTTACATTATCTCTGGTATAAATTTTAGATTCTGTAAATGTCATGTTTATAACTGTACTGACTGGTGATGCATCTTTGTGAAATGCGGGTGCTCCTTCAGTTTCATAATCAACTGAGAAACTGGTCATGGCGGCATCATTAATGCTTGGTAAATAGCGAGAACCATAGAGTTGTCCATCTTTTACTCCAAAATCACTTCTTTCGGAATCACTTCTTGATGTAAAGAAATCTACATAAAACCTTCTTGGTAATGTTTGCAATCCTGTTTGTTGTTTGTACAAAAATTCTCCATCTTCATCATATTGATCTATTACCTCGTCTTCGGGCAACATAGAATTTCTAAAAAATTTAATAATTTGTGTAAGATTTTGCGTGTCTGTTGAATTTCTTGGATGACACCTAAAAGTAAAATTAAAAGTTTTGAATCCTATACTCTTAAATACACCTGTAATGTATGGATTTACTGCATTATTTGTAGCAGATGTGACAATCTGTCCAGCGACAGAGGCTTGTCCATCTCCTGTACTGATTCCAGGTATAAATTCTACTGCTTTTTTTGCAACAACTTGTCCAAGTAGTCCTGTATTAAATGATCCGAGACCACTCATAATTGATTTTTTTATATTTTCTAAACTGACTTCCGTTGCAATACTTCCCCCAACTCCTACCGCAGTAGCACCTAAAGGTCCTAAATTGGCATCTGTATATTCCACTTTATAATCATCAACAATATCTAAAGGCATAGGTAATGCAATTGTACCCACCAACGTTTGTTTTCCTCCTTTTTTTATATCTTTGACCAATATATAAGTGAAGTGCTTTTCTTCGTCAGAACCACCTAATGTTGAGGGAAATGCAAAATCATTTTTTCCCTGACTTTTTAATGCTTGAATTTTTTCTACTGGGTTAGACATTATTCTCCTGATATACATAATATTTAGTATGTCTTACAAAGGTCGGTACAAAGTTAAAAATCTTAATAAATATAAAGGTGATCCTACAAGTGTAACATATCGTTCATTATGGGAACGTAAGTTTATGTTATACTGTGATGACAATCCAAGCATTCTAAAATGGTCTAGTGAAGAAATTGTTATACCATATCGTTCACCTATAGATAAAAAAGTACATAGGTATTTTCCAGACTTTTGGATTCAAGTATTAAATAACAAGGGTATTAAAGAAGGTATTCTAATAGAAGTTAAACCTAAAGCACAAACGACCGCCCCTAAAAAGAAGTCACGCATCACAAAAAAATATTTACGAGAAGTTTACACATACGGTGTGAATGAAGCAAAGTGGAAAGCCGCAACTGAATATTGTAAAGATAGAGGTTGGAAGTTTCAGATTTTGACTGAGGACCACATCTTTGGTAATAAATAATAATATGGCTGAAAGAGAAAAATCGTTTCTTGAAAAACTCAAGGATGCGTTAACTAAAAGTCAAGGCAGAGTAAAAACAAGGAATGCAAGAGATTGGTTTCAAAGAAAAGCCAGGGCATTAAAATCAGAATTAAGAAGTAAGTTCACACAAGTTGATACTGCTGATGAATTCTATCAAAAATCTAAAAAGACAAGTAAACGTAATATTGGACCTGGTTCAATGTTTGCATATTTTTATGATCCAAAATATAAAAAAGAATTAAAATACTATGATAGATTCCCTCTTGTTCTTGTATTTGATTTTAAGCCAAATGGTTTCATTGGTTGTAATATGCACTATCTACCACCTCTCTTGAGAGCAAAATTGATGGACGAAATCGACAAAGCAAAAGGTATAAATTGGAAAGCATTGTCAAGAATAAAAGAAGTGAAACCAACAGTCAAAAGATATTTGTACAAACATATAAGTTCTAAGGTCGTTGAGATTGCAGATGATGAAAGAGAAATAGCATTGTTTCTACCAACAGAACGTTTTAAGAAAGAAAGCAAACTCGTAGTTTGGGGAGATAGTAGGAGCATGATCAAATGACAGATATAGGAAAATTAACAAACCTTACAAATTTTAATCCTGTACCAGTAAATAGGTACATAGCAAAAGTATACTGTCCTATCGTTTCAAGTATTAATACGCAAACTCTGGCTATGACGGTAGAAAGTGCAGAACTTCCAGGCAAAACAATCACTACGAGTGAATCAAGATTATATGGACCTGTAAGAAAAATACCTTATAATCTAGGTTTTATAGATACGACATTTACGTTTATGTGTTCAGATGCTTATATAGTAGAAAAAAGATTTTTTGATAAATGGGCAGATTATATTATTAATCCTGATACTTTTGATGTAGAGTATCATGATAGTTTAGTAGGAAATATCAATCTACAATTAATGGATAATCATAATGAAGTAATGTACGAGGTAGACTACATAGACGTTTTTCCTATCAACGTAAGTGCAATGAACTTAGGATTTGGTCAGATGAATGACTATGCAAAATTTTCTGTTACATTTTCTTATAGAAAATGGAAGGCAAAAGATATTGAATTTAATACCCCTTCTCAGCAATCATTAAATCCTGCTGATAGATTAGGGTAATTAATAATTTGTGACACAGGCTAACAAGGAGATATTATGGCTTTACCGGTGCTTAATGCACCAACTTATGAATTGACTCTTACATCAACCGAAGAAACGATACGTTATCGTCCTTTTTTGGTGAAAGAAGAGAAAATTTTGTTGATGGCATTAGAAAGTGGTGATGATAAAGAAATGATGAGATCTATGAAACAAATCATTTCAAATTGTGTGGAGAAAGAGATAAACATTGAAAAGTTGCCTCTATTCGATATACAGTATTTGTTTTTAAATATAAGAAGTCAATCAGTAGGTGAGACTTCTCAATTAAGATTTAAACATCCTGATGATACAAATTCAAAAGGTAAAACTTGCACACATATCCAAGATGTTGTAATTAATCTTAAAGAAATAAAACCAGAAGCAGTTGAAGGACATACAAAAAAAATTAATTTAACAAATGATGTTGGTGTGACTATGACCTATCCTGGTTTTGACATGTATGACAAAATTATTGCACTTCAAGACGAAACTGCTTTAGATATAATATTTGATATTGTATCGAGTAGTATAGAGATGATTTACAAAGGTGAAGAAGTTTTTTATGCTGAAGATCATACAAAAGAAGAGGTGATAGAATTTTTAAATAGTTTGAGTTCTATTCAATTTAATAAAATAAGAAATTTTTTTCAAACTATGCCTTATCTTAGGCACGAATTCGATTATAGTTGTGATAAATGCGGTTGCACAGAACATGTAACATTAGCGGGAATTGAAGATTTTTTCGCATAAGCCTGTGTCACGAAAATCTTCAAAATCACTATATGACAAATTTTAACTTGATGCAACACCACAAATATAGTTTGACTGAATTAGACAATATGATACCATTTGAAAGAGAAATTTATGTACAATTATTGATACAACATATTAAAGAAGAAAACGAAAGGTTGAGAGACCAACAAAACCAGAGATAAAATGGCTAGAAAAACACTCGGTAAAATGGAGTTCGCAGAATTAATTGACAGTTTGAAAGAACAAAATCAAGGTCAATTAGAGGCTCAACAAGAAACGACAAAAAGCATCAGAAATCTCACTGCATACTTTCTTAAACAAGATAGAGCAGAAGCAAGAAGAAGTCTTGAAGATCTTGAAGATGCAATGGAAACGAGAAAAGATGCTGAACAAGTTGGAACATCAAAAGGTAAAGGTATTATAGATGCAGAAAGTGCTTTGAGTGATAAAGGTCTTAATCTAGTAGAGGCTCAACAACAAACAACAAAAAGCATACAAGATCTTCAAGCATATTTTTTTAAACAAGATAGAACAGAAGCAAGAAGAAGACTTGAAGATAAAATGGAAGAAGAAAAGTTGGCAGTACAAGTTAGTAGAGATGGTTCAAAAAAAGAAAAAGGATTCAAAGAAGGAAAAGGAAAAGGTTTACTAGGCGCATTTAGCAACTTTCTTACTACTGGTTTATTGGGAACTGCTGGTGCAGGACTTTTTAAAACTGCAATGAGTGCTATAAGATTTAAGCCTGGTTTTGGTATGAAACTCGGTAAACTTTTTACAGGTGCTTTAATTTTACCTAGTCTTTGGGAGTCAATTAGTAAAGGTATTGACGAATATGGAAAAAGTGGTGATCTAAGTGACTCCTTAGCAAAGGCAGCCACAACATTTTTCAAAGACGATCCTGTAACAAGTGCAGGATTAGGAGCATTAGCAGGTTTTACTTTTGCAGGACCTAAAGGTGCCATAGCAGGGGCAATATTAGGTGGAGCAGTAAGTGCATTAGTTGCAGGTATTGGTAGAGAAGGTACTGAAAATCTTATAAGCAGTATTGGAGACTTCTTTACAGGACCTGCTGGTATGGGGGCACTTGTTGGAATTTATGGTGGTAAAGCATTAATGAAACAGAAAATTGTGAAAGGTAAAGGTTTAAGACTGTTTGGTATGAGAGGTATGAGGGTTGGTTTAGCCGCTTTGATTATTGGACCTGTATTAGGAGCAATCGAAAAAGGTATGAAACCATCCGGAGATGATGTTGGCATATCGAGTAAAATAAGCAAGTTTTTATTTTCAACAGATCAAGGTGGAATATCAACTGCTGATGCCGCCTTAACTGGATTAGGTTTGGCGGCACTTGGACCGTTTGGTATACCTGGTATGATTGCAGGTGCAGTTTTAGGACTTGCATATAAGGCAGTTGACGATGGCATGAGAAGTAAAACTGCTGGTGCAGGTATTATGGATGTGACATCTGATGCAGTAGGTTCTTTTTTTAGAAAACTAGATTTAGGTATTGCCGCCTTTTTTGGTGATGATAGAGCAGACGAAATTCTTGAGAATATGGCTCTTAAAGAATCGAGAATGGATTTTGGTGAATCATTATTGAAAATAGGTCAACACGGAGATAAAGGATCAATAGGTGACCTCTTTCAACAATTCAGAAAAGATAACAAATTATCATATGATTCTTCAAGTGATAAAAGTGTAGATGAACAAACCCATGAAGCATTTCTAAAATTTTTATCTGGTTCACAAGTAGCAAGAGATAAAGGAATATTAAAAACTGATGCCACAGGCAAATCAAGTTTAGATCTTGGAAGTTTACAAGGTGCCGATCTACAAGAAACACAAGCATTACTAAAAAGTTTTATAGGTGCATTTGCTAAAGAGCAAGGAGTTGAAGTAGGTGGAACAGAGACAAGAGGATATGGTAAAACTAGATTTATGTCAGGATTTCAACCTTTGATATCTGGTATAGGCAGAACGGTAAGAAATGAAACAGAAGCCAAAAAAGAATTGGAAGCAAAAGGTGTTGTAGCAAATGCAAGAGGTGCCCAAGTATATCGTAAACCTACACTTGCTCTTGTAGCAGAAAAACCAGGTACCGCAGAATATATTATGAGTGATAGAAATCTTGCAAGATTAGCAGATACTATTGCAACTCAAAGAGAAAATCAAACAATGTCTTCTATGATTCCTATTATGATGGGACAAGGTGGTGGAGGAACATCTATGCCAGTTATCAATAACTCATACTCATATCAAAACACGGAAAATACCGTGAGAGAAATGCCTACCACCAGTTCTCTAAACATGATGACGGCACTGGCATAGATGTTTTTATAGATTACTCGTTGGCTAGTTTAGCAAAGTATGACATCTCTTCGTCTTCTTCACCAGTAGTTTCACCAGTATAATCCTCAGCCGTAGTTGGCTTCTGAGTTGGTGCAGTAGATGGCTCAGCAGTTTTATACATTTGAGACACCTTTGGAGAATCAAGACCAAGAACGGTATTCATACGTTCTTGGAGTTCCTCAAACGGTTTGAAATTTGATGCATCTGTAAACTCATTCAACTTATATTGAGTCTTCCAAATTCTTTCGAGTTCGGCCTCGTCCTCTACAAGTTGTGAAGGCTTCTCAAACTCACTCTTATCATAATTTTGAAATCCTTCAACTTTACGTATCTTCAACTTGAAGTTTGCACCCTCCCAGAAATCGAATGGATTTACTGGAGTTTCATCTTCAAACTCTGGATTCATCAGATCGTTAATCTTATCAAAGATTTTCTTACCATATTTGTAGAGAAAAACTTTACCTTCATTTTGAGGATTTTTCGGATCACTCACAACATAGATGTTAGAGAAGTATGTCAATCTTCTCTTTTGCTTACGAGCAATTTCTTTGTTGGCCTCAATACCAGAATTCCAAAGAGTTCGATTGTAATCTGAAACAGGATCTTTCTTACCAAGAGTAGTCAAAGAGTTTTCAATATACCATTGTCCTGTTGGACCTTGAAAACCATGATTGAATACTCTCGCCCAAGGAACATCTTCACCGTCACATGGAGGAAGGAAACGAATGACGGCATAACCATTGCCAGATTTATCTACTTCTGCTTTCCAGATACGATCATCTGTGTAATTTTTTGTTTCTGTTTCGGGATTGTTTACTTTGCTGATTTCTTCATTTAACTTTTGCATGAAATCATTGCGGGACTTTTTTAGTTTTGCAAACGACATATTACTCCTTATTTCGTTATATTAAAATATTAAGTTAATAGACAATAGTATAACACGATTGTTATAAAATGTCAAGTTTCTTCCGAAGTATATCACGGAATTTCGTCTTATCCACCTCCAAGAATGGAGAATACTTTTGCACTTTTTTGAGATAATCGGGCCAGATTATTTTTTCTGAAATCCTTTTATTCCATTTCGGCACAAAATTAACAACATCATTAAGTATGATAAAAGTCTCAATCATAATATATTTAGCAATACCCATTTTCAGTAAAATGGGATGCTGGCCATTTTCAACTTTAAACAAATCATCAAAATGATGTTCATTCAAAAGTTTATCAATATCATTATTGAACATATATGACAAACTTTGAATTCTTTTTCGCCAATCTTTATATAAAAGTTCGGCCTGTTCTGTTAATGCATCTTCAATGTAGAAAGTTTCACTATCTACAAAATTTGCCACAAAAAACTTTGTGATTTCATCATCACTATAATTTCTTGCCAATTTATTGAAAAAATATTGATCTTTTCTTTTTGAAAATGTTACTTTGGAAGTACGAGTTCTTCCTGAATATTTGAAATAATCGTATGTAGGATACTGAAAATGTTTTTTAATTGCGACATATTCTTTGTAACATTCGTAAGGTTCCACTTTGATCATAGTCCAGGTATGCGAGTTGGTTTAGGAAAAAAATGCAATTCTTCGGCTTCTTCTCTTACTTTTTGCTTTAAAGCACCTTGAACAAGTTTACCAATCGTTTCTAATTCTATATTATTTTGTTCACAATAATATTGAATAGCATCCATATAGGTCATATTTTTTGACCTTCTTATATGCTCAATTGTTATTATGAAATCTTGAGGTGATAGTATTTTAAGCATTTAATTTTTTGATTATATTATCGATTGAATGTTTGACCATATCTGGCGTAATACTTTTTGTGCATATAAAATCGTTATTGTCAGGACACCAATCCCATTTACCAGGATCAAATTTATGTCTATTATAACAACTATTACATACATCGTTATTGTGTACTCGTTCACACTCAATATCAAATTCGGAATAGGGCTCGCTAAATCCTGAAATCAATACAACAGGTTTTTCTAATGCCCAAGCAAGCCAAGACAGTCCAGATCCAAGACCCATAAAAAATTCGCATCCGTTTATAGTTGCTATTGTCTGATCTAATGTTCTTTCGTGTCTATTAATTACACCTTCAGGAGCAGAATTCATAAAATTACCTGCTCCAAACATTTGATGTTTATCAACGCATACGACATCATAATTTTTTTCTTTAAGATATTTAATTATTTCATCCCACCCTCCTTCATAGTTCCAGTATTTTGCTTGTGCCGTAGATTGCATTCCTATGCACACATATGGATTTTGTAAATCTGCTTCTAATTCATTAACCATTATTTTAGCACGTTCTTCCTTATAGTCAAGTCCTAGAATTGAAGAACTTACTTTTTGTAACGGGATCTTTTTCGTGTCCTCAGGACATTTGCTCATGTCATCTGTAAGCCAACCAATCCAATATTTGTATGTAAATTTACCACTATTCAAGAATGTATTGTGTTCATCAATAAATTCTATATTAGGATACTTGTCTCTAAACAGATGATTAAAAAACGTGAAACAATAAACCTTGCACTTGTGTTTTTGCTGAAATTGATTTACTGAACCAACCCATGCTAAATTATCCCCCAAAGCACCAGAATCAAAATAAATATAAACAGATTCATTATTCAAATTCATCTTGTGATCTTTAACAATTGGTCCATCCTTTTCTTTAACTATAATGTGCCATTGCATGAAATATTGAATATTTGATCCACACCAATTATTATTTCCTATCACATTTGAATATACTGTACCACCATTTTCTAAATTTTTAAATGTGACATCATATTGTTTTTCAGTATTGCCCAGTATTTCTACAATTGGGTTTGGATCAAATTTAATATTGATTTGATTTTGTTCAACGATTGATTCCTTTTTCTGAAAGTCAGTATTGTTATAAGCAAATATCAATCGATCTTTCATCGATCTTGGTTTGCTCGATTTCAAATCTCTTGCCTCGTAATAATATTTTTCAAGTGGTTTAAATATATTAACCCAATCTCTTTCTACTGCAAATGCTCTTGCTTTCTTAGAATAGTCATCATAGTCGTTAATGATATTTCTTATACCCTCGACAATTGTATCAACTTCTCTTGTACACTCCACCAAACCAGGAATTTCTACCTTATCTTGCATAGTTCCTACGCATGGTAAACCACATGCCATTGCTTCAAGTACCGCTAGACACGGTTGTCCAGTCTCAATAGATGAAGGATGAACAATAATATCATGTTCATTTAAGATTTTCCTCAGTTCATTTTTATCTACATTTCCTGCCTGTACAATTTCAATATCTTTTTTACAACTGTTTAACACCTTGTAAAAAATATCATTATAATTTTCATGTATGCTATCTGGACCAACTATTGTAATAGGCATATTCAATTTGTGTGCCGCCTGAATAGCAAAATGAAAACCTTTACGATCATCCCCACCGCCTACACAAACAAGTCTGGGTTTATCTTTTCTATTGTTAGTTGGAAAAAAGAAATTAGAATCGACGCCATGATCTAATTTTCTCAATTTTTCAGGAGTGTCATAATATGGTATTAAATGATCACAAGGAATTAATGAAAATAATGAATTTTTTATTGATTTGTTATTGACACGATAATACCATGATTCCTTTCCATTAATCCAAGGATGCACATCATGAGTTGTAAAGATGTAAGGTATGCACCTATCTACTACTAAATCTGCAAAACCCCCAGTATGTACATGAAACACATCATATTCATCAAGATCTGCTTGTGTAATATCATCTAACCATTTTAATGATACATCATGTCCATAATGTTCTGTCATTCTTATATAATGATAAATTACTTCTTCTAGTCCACCATATTTCTTAGGTGGTATGTCAAGACCACACCCCACATGCACTTGCATAATTTTTAAGTTATCAGTTTTCTCAACCTTATTTTCTATTTTTTCGATCTTAAAATCTTCTTTTATTTCTATTTTTGTCTCTTCGAAATTCTTTAAAGAAACAATATGATATCGATTCATTTGCTCAAAGAAATTGAACTGATATCCGTTTCCTAAAATAACATCATATATCGATTGAATATTATCAACACCAGTTCTCAAATTATAATGTAAATTTTTATTCTCACAAAAGAATACTATCTCATAGTTTTGAGCATTACTGTTTTTTATTTGTTGAATTTTATTGTTGACAAAGGCCGGTTCAGTCTCTAATTGAATTTTAAAAAAATAATAGTCGACCGATTGATCAAAAAAATCAAACCTTATATCATGATCAAAAAATAATTTTCTCGATTTGTCTTTTTGATTATCTGTATAATCATAATTCACAAATGATAGTGTTTGTATTTTATCGGCCCAATTTAGAGAAGTTGTATATGTTGACTCTGCAAGTTCATAAATATCATCAAAATATTTGATATTACGGGGATATTCTAAAACAAATTCTTTTCTACGTTTTCTAGCATCTATTGCAAGTTGTGCCTCACCTCTTTGATTCCATCTCGTAAAATTTTCAGATGCACCATGCTCTCTGGCAATGTATAGTGTTCTAGGGATTGTCATCCATTTTCCACGTTCTTCAAGCATCAACAACCAC